CATATACTCCCTATATACCTATTATATACAAGTTCTTTGAAGTGTGCACGCTAAACATTACTTCCAATTTGTTTGCGGGAGTGTATTGCATGCAAAGAAATGTCTGTCTGGTTCACAGAATCGTTTCGAGGACAGATTTTATGGGACTTTCTCCGCAACACATCGCTGACTACGGCTGACTGGGAGAAGTTTGCACGCAGGACGGATTTGTGGTTTTCAGGAGGCAGCCTCAAAGAAACTGGAGAATTTCCAGAAGTGCTTTATCCTACCGGCGAGATTAATAGTATCCTAGATTCGAGGCAGCGAACAGAGTTTATGCGAATCTTCTCAGCAAAGCGCATAGCGGGTGATTGTGGGAAGGTTTCAACTTGGCTACTTACAAAACCAACAAGATTTGAGTGCGGTCTTAGTGCAGTCTTTCGGTGCTTTACAGATTTACATACATGGCAGGGGAGGCAGCTCGCACGAAACGTGACAAGCCATACAACATGGATTAAGACGTTCATAACGCAGGCATTGATCACAACAGCATACAGCAGCCGCTCACAGCCACATGTTTTGCAGAAAGTGGTCGAGCGGATTGATTGGAGGTCTATCGCGCGTGCTGAAAGGTGGCTTGAGTATGCAGCGGCTGTCCGGAACTTAGTAACTATGAGATGGTATAAGCCTGTGATGAAGTCTGCCCATGGAAAATCAGCTCCACTAGATGTCGTGACTACTGAGCGATTAGCTGTACCAACTGATTGGGAAGTGTATCTTGATGGCTGGATGACTTATATCCGAACAAGCAAAATGTCACCATTGGAGATAACAGCACTTTCTACAGTAGATTTGGATCGCTTGCAACAGATGTGTGTGTCGATGGCGATGCTTGATATGCACCAGGCTACATATGCCATGACAGCTGGGAACGTTACAGCATTAGCGAATTATAAGGTCCTACGAAGGAGGGTAGAAGCAATCTTGCTAGATGCATTATCATCTGTTGACTCCAAACAAAGCCAGACACTATGCCGTGACATGAAGAAAGTCTTTTCAACTTACCTCTCAATGGCAGCTGGTGAGCTAGCAAACCCTGGTACAGAAGAGTTGCTGAGGGAGATTAAGGAGAATCATTTCGATGCGACATTCGATGCACGAGGTTACTTCACAGCACTCAAAAATGCACCATTCGACCTAGCACAAGACCTCGGCCGTATCTTCAAGATCCTCCCTGCGCCAGACTATGACATTGGAGAGGCATTCGTGAACCGGCAGGAGGAGCTTCTTCATCCGAATGCTAACCTAGAAATGCTAGGTGATAATCCATGCACATGGGATGAGTTCCGTCAATACCAACGAAAGCTAATGATCGTGACGCTAATGGTGACGCACCAGCATAAAGGAGTTGGGAAGCTGAAAGGTGCTACGATCCCAGGGTGGTGGAAATCATACATCGAAGAGGGACGCATACCGTCAGGACCCGACTTGTCTTGGGTAGATCACGTGGATTTGACAGGAATAGTTCGATATGTTGAGCGACAGGAAGACTCCGCTGTCTCGTACAAAGATACAGCCTGCTGTGAAGAGGATTTAGCAGAGGCAGAGGAAGACGTGCCATTACCTGCCTATAGACGGAACATGTTGCTCCGCTACCTCTTTGATGATGACTGCCCAACCCAAGAGAAAGCTAGGCGTATGCTAACTAGGCAATTGCATGTGCATCGAGTCGGATTTAAGATGGAGGCGCATAAACCTGTTGCAAGACTTTTCTATATCGGGAACATGGCTGATCGCCTGATCCAATCAGAGATGGAAGAAAATGTACATAGAATCGCGCAAAGAACACCTGGTTACATGATTGGCCAGACCTCAGAATTCTCTGTTGGCAAAATCATGCGCATGATCGCACCTTCAATTGACCCATCAGAGAAAGTCTACTACTTGAACTTCGATCTGAAGAAGTGGTCACCTGGGATGCGTGCAGAGCCCCAAAGATTGACGCACCAGCTATTCGCAGAGATTTTTGACCGTGATGAATTTCGGAGTGCACATCGTATCAATGAGAATGCGGCAGTCTTATTGAATAAGCGTGGCTATCATGGAGTGTTCCGAAATCTTGTTGGAAATTTCGAAGGTTATAACGGTAAAGAAATGACATGGCTTCACTGCAGCTTGATGGGGTACTCAGTCTTCCGATATCGCAGAAAGACAAATCACATCGTGAGCATTGAACTCTGTGCCTTCATTGATGATGGACTTGCGACATTTCGTGAAGAAATTGCTCGAGGACCATCACGCTTCATCACCTTTGTTGACATTGTACGTGAGACATATGCCTGTTTAGGCTTCATCCTTGAACTGAGCAAGTGTTATCTCTCTGATGCCTTCGCAATCTTCCTAAATGAGATCTACTTCCGAGGCCGCCACATAACGTATGGCCTAAGGTCGGTAATGCGCATCGGTACCAATATGCCAGAAAAGACAGATACAATCATGGACGAACTTGGTGCTCATGCTGCAGGGTGTCAAGGGGCAATGAAGGCAGGGATGGACTTAATCTCTGCATATACAACTTTCCTATGGGCCGCGGCTCACGTCCTGATCCGTTATGGCGTCCATGAAGCGATGGATGCACGTGCTGCTGTACTGTATTTCTACACACCGAAGGCAATGGGTGGGTTACAGCAGCCAAATTTGATTGCAATGTCGAGCAACTTGGCTAGCGATGGGCTGGCTGAAGGAATTGCGACACTACAACACATGGCAAAAGCCTACCCATTGTATGCATCATCTGTGGCTAAATTGATTAGGTCTAGAGTGAACTATAAGTCAGATGAAGCAATGCTTGTAGCACCGCGGACAGTACGAACCGCAGGGATCAGTATCGTTGAAACCAGATTGAAGAAGGCAGTTCTGACGAAGTTGCAGCGTGTTCAGTTATCAAGGAGGGCGAGTAAACTTATCGGCTTGGGTAAAGGCTTCGATATCACCACTTTTTCTCACTCGATCATTGCACCGAACTCAATTATCGTCGAAAGTCTAATCACTGATATCAAGGAGGCTACTCCTTTCGCTGTCGTCATGGCACTTGTTGCTAAGTTCGAAAGTGCCAGAACCATTCAGCAGTTAGTAGGGAAAGGAGTTATCCGAAGAATTGTTGCGCAAAACAATATCGAGATACGCGAATACATCAGGCAATTCGCAACAAAACTGCGAAAATAAGCAGAAAAGATAAGAATAGCATTCAGGGACGTCGCCGCAGTAACCGCTATTTTAGAAAAATGGTAGACTGAAGGGATTACAAATAGAACGCACATTCTTATGCGTGGGCCCAAGGGCTT